AGACCCATCTAACAATACTGACATTAACAGTATTAATATTGCTGAAGGCTGTGCGCCTAGCGGTATCAATAATGCTATTCGTCAGCTAATGTCAGACTTAAAAGAATGGCAAGATGGTTCTTCTGGTGATAGCACAACTGTTGCTGGCACTTTAAATGTAACTGGTAATTTGCATTTAGATGGTTCTGCTGGAACTTCTGGGCAAGTTCTTTTATCTGCTGGTTCAGGTGCTACTCCAACTTGGGGTACTTCCTTTGTTGCTGGCATGATTATGCTTTGGTCTGGCTCTGTTGCATCTATTCCTAGCGGATGGTTATTGTGTAATGGTTCTAACTCTACTCCAGACCTAAGAAATAGATTTGTTGTTGGTGCTGGCTCTACTTATGCTGTTGGTGCTACTGGCGGTTCTGCTGATGCTATTGTGGTAAGTCATACTCATACTGCAACTTCAACTGTTACAGATGGTGGTCACACACACACTATTCAAGTTACAAATGGTGGTTCTGGTCCATCAAGAGCGCAATTTGGTGGCGGTGGTGGTGTTCAAGATAGTTTTTCATCATTGTCTGCAACCACAGGTATTACTGTAGCTACAACTAATGCCTCTACAGGTTCTAGTGGTACTAATGCTAACTTGCCACCTTACTATGCCCTTTGCTACATAATGAAATCATAATCAACCTATAAACCATCTGTAGCGGAGTAATAATGAGCGAAAATCACCTTCCTTTAACTGATGAGCAGATTGAGCTTATTGTTGAGCGAGTAACTGAAAGAGTTATTGACAATGTATATATCTCAGTCGGCAGAGGTGTTGTAAAGAAAGCCTTTTATATTATCGGTATAGGTGTTCTTGCTCTTGTTACTTGGTTAGCTGGTAATGGTCATCTAAAATGAGATTATTTCTTTATTTTGTAATGGGTATGGCTCTAGGTGGTATATCTGCCATTGCATTAGCTGACCCTATTATTACTGACTCTACAAGCAGAGCAGAGACTACAGTTAAGTCTCCACCACCATCTGCTATATCTCCTAACATCACTACTATTAACAATAAGAACTGCTCTACTGGTATCTCAGGAGCAACTCAGACTCAGATCCTTGGTATCTCTTTTGGAGCTACTGTTAAGGACTCTAACTGCGAGATGATTGTCAAAGCTGAGTCATTGTTTTTAATGCAGATGAAAACTGCTGCTGTATCGGTGATGTGCCAAGACTCTGCTATCTGGTGGGGTATGTGGGATGCCGGTACTTATTGTCCTGTAGAGGGAATGGTAGGGGTTCAGGCTAAAGATTATTGGCTTGCTAACCCTAAGATGATTCCAGACAGACCAAAGATTAAATGAAGTGGCTAGTAGCCTTTCTAGCCTGTATTGGCATAGCACAGGCACATGTAACGGAGCATAGAATTAGTGATGATGGATATGTCAGAGTTCCACTCCAGTTTAGTTTTCCTTACTATGGTAGGATCTTTACTGAATCTTATATGTTCAGCAATGGTGTTGTTGGTTTCCTCAATCCGACAAATAGTTGGTGTTGTTCAGGATTTGACCTAAGAAATAACAATGGCACTCCATTTAGCTTTGCCATTATGCCTTTGCAGACTGACTTGCTTAACTACTCAGGCAAGTTCTTAACTGAAGGCACACCACAATATCAGCGATATAAATGGGAAAATATCTCCGAGTATGGCGCACCACAGAATCTAAATACTTTTGGTGTTGAGATTAGACCTAGTGGCTATATCGGTATGTACTATGAACAGGTTAATATTAGTCCTTGGAGACCTGTCACTATCGGCAGAACTGGTGATGTCGGTGAGTTCCATCAGTATTATCATGGAGCTGGCTTTACACAGGGTAGTTTCAACCATATAACAGAATCAACTGGTAACTTATGTGTTACCAATCCTTTATCTAGTTCTAGCTGTGCAGGATACCAAGAAGCCTATCTAGCTCAACAATGCTCTATATCGCAACTGTATAGCGCACAATGCCCTAATTATCAACAGGCATACTTTAATCAGCAATGCAGTATTAATGCACTCTTTAATAGAGATTGTGATGGGTATGCACAAGCCTATGCCATAGCCAATATTGTTACACCTAGCGCACCTACAACAGTTACAGTAGAACAGCAATTGGTGGCAGATCCTGTAGTAAACCAAGCTATCGCAGCTCCTTCCTCTACAAGCCAAACTAGTCCTACTAGTGTTATTGCTCGACAGAATACCCCTAGTCAGGTAACTAGTCAGCTAACTAGTCAGACCGAGAAGAAAGAGGAAAAGAAAGAAGATAAGAAGGAACACCCAAAAACACACCCAAAAGCACCCATTAAAGCACCAGAAGTCGGAACAGTAGTTGTAGATAGACCAATTCCTCAATCGCCTCAGATTGTGGATTTGTTGTACCTACAGATTGTCAAGAAACCTATACAGGACAATGGCAAGGCTTTTTACTTTTTAACAAAAAACAGTCAAATTAAGCATGAGGAAATGGTAGATGGACAATACAGAAAAAGAGATTAGTGTTGCTGGCTTTAGTTTTAAACTAACTAATAAGCTAATGATAATGGTTATAACTATCGCTCCTGTGGTCGGTGGTGCTTTCTGGGGAGCTTTCGAGTTCTATAACGACTATATGAGTATGCGCTCTGCGATACAAAACTATGTCAGCCCAGACTTTACTAACTATGACAAGAAAATAGCCCTACTCGAAGAATCTTCAGCCAAGGTCAATGACTACACTAGAGACATCAAGAATGATATTAAGAATGATGTCCGCAGACTTGAGAAGGTAGTAGAACAAGTCGAGAGAGATGGCAAGCAGTTATCTAGAGATGTAGACAAGGATCTAAGAGAGATGCGAAAAGAAGTAGATAACAAGATTAAGCGAGCCTTAGATAACCCATTATCAAATAACTAGGAGTAGGTATGTTTTCATTGATTTCAACACTAGGCGGTCTATTAGTATCAGGACTGCCAAGCTTATTAGGATTCTTTCAAGACAAGTCTGACAAGAAGCATGAGTTAGAACTAGCTCAGATGCAGACTGACAGAGAATTGCAGATGATGGAGCGAGGGTTCATTGCTCAAGCCAAAGTAGAAGAAATCCGCACAGACCAAGTAATGATGCAGACTGATGCAGAGATGACCAAGGCTGCCTATGCCCATGATGCAAAGGTTCTAGAAAAGGCTGCTCCTTGGGCTTCTACCTTTGTAGCCACAGTTAGACCTGTAGTGACCTATTTGTTTGTTGCTGAGTTATTCATCATTAATATCGGTATCGGCTGGTATTTATTCAATCATGGAACTTTGATTACCAATGTCGATGACTTCCTTAAAGCTACAGACATGATATTTAGCGAAGATGAGATGGCTATGCTTGGAGCTATTATCGGCTACTGGTTTGGATCTAGAGGCTGGTCTAAGAAATGAAAATTAGTGACAAATGCTTAAAAATGATTAAGCATCATGAAGGAGTTAGGACTAAGCCTTACCAATGTCCTGCTCTTTTGTGGACTGTAGGTGTCGGTCATGTCATTGATCCTAACCATGCCAGAGTACCAATGGCTGATAGAAAGGCTTTGCCTATTCCTAGCGGATGGGATAGAACTCTATCAATGGATGAGGTAGACGATATTCTCCAAAAAGACCTAGCTCGCTTTGTGGCTGGGGTTCTTAGGCTATGTCCAGAGACGGCTAACAATCAAAATCATTTAGATGCCTTAGTATCATTCTCATTCAATGTCGGTTTAGGAAGTTTACAGAGAAGTCAGGTTAGACAGAAATACAATCGAGGTGACTTTGATGGTGCTATGGATGAGCTTTTGACATGGAATAAAGCTGGTGGTAAAGTCCTCAAGGGATTAGATAGCCGAAGAAAAGATGAAAAAGCCTTATTTTTGTCATAATTAACTAGGATACTAGGCAGATGAAATTAGTCACCCCACAAACTGTGCAAGCAATTTATGAGATGTTAATTCAACTCCCACCCTTTAATCGGTGGAATCTTCCCCCATCATCTAAAGTTAATTTTGAAGTTACTAATGACCAAAATTGTTATGGTGAATATGAACCAGAACCCCATACTATTAGAATCTCATCTGCCAAACTATCGTTCCTCGACCATTGTGTCCGTACGACTGCCCATGAATTGATCCATATGAGGTTATATATGAAGGGCAGTAAGTCTTGGGATAAGCATGATGCAGTCTTTAATCAACTTTCAAACAAAGTAGCTACTCAATTGGGTTACGACCCGAAGGAACTATGAGCATATCTGACGAGTTATTTATTGCAACTTGGGCTGAGTTGCAAAGTCCACAAGCTGTAGCTAATGCTTTAAATATGGAAATTAGGGGTGTTTACAGGAGAAGAAATAATCTTGTAAGCAAAGGCTTTCAAATGCCAACTACAAATAAATCAGGTCATAAACTTATTGTAGATAAAGAAAAACTCAAAGAAGATTTAAACAAAAGATTAGCTGAAGTTCGCCATTCAGTCCGCAGAGGTATTGCAATGGAGAAGGGCAGGATCATAGTTTTCTCTGATGCCCACTTCTACCCTGATGATGAAACAACAGCCTTTCGAGCTTTGCTAGAGTGCATTAAAGAGTTCAAGCCAGAAGTTGTTATTTGTAATGGTGATGCCTTTGATGGCGCATCAATCAGCCGACATCCTAGAATCGGATGGGACTCTAAGCCTACAGTTAAGCAAGAGCTAGATGCAGTAACTGACCATATGAACCAGATTGAGTCAGCATCCACCTTTAAGTCTAATCTTATCTGGACTCTTGGCAACCATGATGCTCGCTTTGAAACTTTCTTAGCTGCCAATGCTCCTCAATATGAAGGTGTGCAAGGATACTCATTAAAAGACTTCTTCGTTACTTGGCAACCTTGCTGGTCTTACTGGGTTAATGACCATACTGTAATTAAGCATATGTGGAAGGGTGGATTCTCAGCAGGTCGAGCTAACTCACTAAATGCTGGTGTCAATATGGTCACAGGTCATACCCATAATCTAGCAGTTCAGCCTTTAACAGATTACAAAGGCACTAGGTATGGTGTGCAGACAGGTATGCTTGCTAACCCCAATGGTGAGCAGTTTGTAGATTACACACAGGATGGATGCAAGGACTGGAGATCTGGATTTGCTATGCTAACCATAGACAGAGGTCAGCTACTTATGCCTGAGTTGGTACAGGTATGGGATGAAGAAAAAGGTGAGGTTCAGTTCAGAGGGAAAATCTGGGGTGTTTAACTTTACAATCACCTGAGAATAACTTTACAAAATGTTTCTTAAACTTTACAAAGTTACCGATATGTAACTTATGAGAAACAAAGTGCATGAAATTTTAGTCAATATATAAATAAACTAATTATTCCTGCCAAATAAATAAGAACTGCTACAAGCTCCACCAAGAGCAAAGCATTGTCCCTGTATAGGTAGCCTTGGACTGTCCACAGAAAACTGCCTACAAGCCCAAA